AACTAGATGATTACGACATCTTTTTGACTGGTAAGTCTCTTAAGACGGCAATTGTAGCCGGGTCTGATAAAATACTCAGTTCCCGGTCTTGGTTTGGTCCTGTAACCGCTAAATTCTATAAGCGGGTTTATCAGACCACTCCAATCACTCCTACCCTCGTCTCCTATCGTCAGCCTAACCAGAAATTTGATCACTGGTTAGAATCTACTGCTCTAGTCGTACAACGACTTTGAGCCCGAGTGTTTAAAGCTCGGAGAAAGGACCATAATCATGGCCAAAACTACTAGTCTCGGTTTTACCGACACAGCAGATGGTGGAGCCACAACAAAGGCTTTCACTAGAGCGAATCTTAATTTTCCGGTGGACTTTTCCGTGAAAACGGATAGCGAAAGCAAAGTCTTGCTGGTCAATAAGACCTCGCCTCTCGATCAGTTGGAGAGTATTCGAGTTGAATCCTCCAACATAGTTGACGTTTACAAAGGTACATCTATCGACCCGAGCGTCTATGCTCCTTCCCGTCAGGGAGTTAGCATCGTCGTTCAGGTTAATGATGTCCTACGTGTAACGGACGCGGCGGTTCCTGCCTTTCAGCTGGACCTGCCGATTTCGGTGCATACCGTTGTTAAGGTGCCTTTAAGCTCCTATATAACGGCTGCAGACGTTCAAACTGTCATTGGTCGCGCGTTAGCAATCTTCTATAATTCTAACGACGTCACCACTGGCCGTATCTCGAGTCTGCTTCGTGGTTCCATGCTCCCGGCCGGACTTTAGAGTCCTAACGGAGGTGTGGTATGTCACTCAGCAAGAACCAGAACTTTGAGTTCTGGGAAGCGGTCGAAGTTCAGCTTCGGTCCAGTAGACTCACATGCTGTTGTGATCCCCTCGTTGGTAGGGATCGCACAACTGTTTCGCAGGTACTCATTCTGTGGGTGCTTGTAATTCAGGATCTCTGTGGGTCGTCTCGTCTCCGGTCGAATCGGGCTATGAAGAGCTGGTTATTCCAGCTTGTCCAAATGCCTTTAGATTCGATCGTGGATTCCCTTAAGGCTATCGCTGCCGCTGTTCGCGATGTAAATCGTGATATGGGCTTCGATTTGTCTTATGAGACCTTTAAACAGTCTCTTGAGGGAGCTGGGAAAATTCATTGGTTTGTTTGTAGTCCATTCACAGACTTACTGAAGGATTTTCTCTCCGAGAAAAATCCAACCGTGCTCCAAGCTCTTTTGACGTGCCTAGAGTTTCCGTGTAGGATGACGGTAGAGAAATTGCCGACACTCCTCCTTCGTGAGAAGGAAAAATATTCGGAGCTTGAAGTGCAGATGAAGAGTTGGACTTATCCAAAGCCAGAGATGGACCAGCTGCGTGCTATCATCCGTGCCGGATTATCCGACATGGGTGAGCATGACTTTTGGCCCAGACATGGTAATGGTGTCACGTCTGAGGCTTGCGGCAAAGATGCTGACAGTAAGTATTCGTTACTGCTGTCAGAGGGTCCTACCGCTCGCCTTAGGCATCTCTTCTGTCAGAAGGGGATCTCACATCCTCTCCTGAATCGGGATACTGTGGCGCAAGGAAAGTCCTGTCGTGTTTTGCTTGTACCAAAAGGAGTTAACTCTAAAAGAGTTATCAGTGCTGAGCCAACTGTAAATCAGTGGGTTCAACAGTCTATCCTTCGGCACTTTGCAACTTATCTTCCAAAGTCAATTTTTCACGTGACAATGGAGGATCAGTCTCGGAACCAGGAAATGGCTCGTATCGGATCGGTTCAACGCAATTATGCGACAATCGACCTGAGTACTGCGAGTGATACTGTGACCAATTCGCTCGTTCGTTATGTCTTTCAAGACACCTCGATCTGGCCTTGGCTATGGGCATCTCGCACGAGAATCGCGACGCTTGACCGTGAGACGGTGCAGTTGGAGAAGTTTGCTCCTATGGGTTCAGCTGTTTGCTTTCCCATTGAGAGTATCGTCTTCGCGGCCGTTGTCTGGCTTGCTATGGAGCGCGTGGGGATACACCGCGATTTCGTGGTGTATGGTGACGACATCATATGTCATAAGGACTGCTTCGACGAAGTGATTCGTTTACTGAAGCTGTTCCACTTCTCTGTAAATGAGAAGAAGACCTTTTCCCCTGAGAGCCCTTTTAAGGAATCTTGTGGAAAAGAGTTCTACTATGGCGTGGATGTCACACCCTTCAGAATTCCGAGG